GAACTACAGCACAGGTTACGACAGCATCGCTTCTAAGCACAGGCGAAGCGAATGTTTCTATCACAACTCCGCCAACTTATGCGCTTCTGAAGATTCAGACATCTCATGCTGCTTGGGTAACTCTTTATACTGATACTACAAGCAGAACTAATGATGCTTCTAGAACTGAGACAACCGATCCACTCCCTGGTTCTGGTGTAATTGCTGAAGTTATTACTGGAGGAGCAGTAACACAGTTGATTTCTCCTGGAACGATTGGTTATAACTCTGCTGGCACTGGAACAACCTATGCTAAGATTGTGAATAAGAGTGGAGGAACTGCTAGCATTACGGTAACACTAACATACGTTCAACTAGAGGGTTGATATGGATAAGGAATACGTTGTAACGCTTCACAGGAAAGAAGACCTGGAGCAGTTTTACAATGAAATGAAACTTACCAATTTTCCTTTGGTAATGAAGCGTCCTCTTAGTAGGAACACTCACTACATGATGACTGAGGAACAAGCAGAACAACTGCGTCAAGATCCTAGAGTGTGGGGAGTTGAAGCATTAGATAGCTTCAAGATTGCTAGGCAAGCAGTAAACAATGAACCTTATGTAAAGACAGGAAATTTTTGGAAAGATGATACTATAGCACCAGCAACTGTATCATCTAATGATCTCCAATGGGGTCATATTCATTGTGCTGGTAACCAAGCACAGAGAGGTAAAGGTCAGTTTGGACCTATCAGCTCTGGTGGAACTTATGAAAGTGTCAGTGATGCTGTCGAAGTATTCAATAATGGACGCCATGTAGATGTAGTCATTGTTGATGATCCAGTATCATATGATAGCGAAGAGTGGTATAGTCCAACAACTAATCAGACAAGGTTTGTTCAGTATCAATGGTTTACTGAGTTGAATACTGCTGTTGGATCTATCGACGATGATGGTCAGACATTGCCAACAGGAACAATTACATACGGAGACAATGCTTCCACACCACAATATCATGGCAACCATGTAACAGGAACCACTGCTGGACAGCATTATGGTTGGGCAAGGGAGGCAAACATCTATAATATTGCGGTGACTGATTCTTGGCCATCGGGACAGCAGGTTGGTGCCTTACTTATCTTTGATTACTTGAGAGCATTCCATCTCAACAAAGCGATCAATCCAGAGACAGGATTTAGAAACCCCACTGTAACCAATCATAGTTATGGTGGTATTATTAATATGAATACACCAACGGAAACCTTACAATTTGGTGACCTTACTGAAGTATATTATCAAGGAACGGTATATAATGCTGGCAATCCTGGTCCTTCTGGATGGACTGAAGCAGGCGTTGAAGCAGATTTTGGTGTCAGGTTTGGTGTCTCAAGTTACCCATCATATAGTGCTGCTGTTGCTGCTGATGTACAAGATGCTATTGAAGATGGTGTTGTAGTTATTGGCGCTGCTGGCAATGAGAACTTACTGATGGCAGAGGTTGGTGATTTGAATTGGAATAATATTCTTAATGTAAACAACGGAAATCAAGTTTTCTATTACAACAGAGGCGCTTGGCCAAATACACCAGACAGTGGTGCTATCAACGTTGGTGCTCTAAGTAAACAAGCGGACTTCAGAAGATCTACTTATACAAACTTTGGTCCTGCTATTGATGTCTTTGCTCCTGGCGATAACATTCTTTCTGCGTATGGAAATACTGGACTGAATGATAGTAAGTATCCTGCTGGAAATTATTTTTATCCTATCAATGGAACTAGTATGGCATCACCTCAGGTGTGTGGTGTTGCTGCTATCCTTGCTAGTGGTAAAGAAAGATTTACAAATGCTGATGTCCTAGGATTCCTGAATAAAAAATCCATCTATGGTGACATGACATTTGACGTTGCTGGTGGTGGATTGGATGATAACTCATGTCGCCAAGGTAGTCCAAACAAGTATCTACATGTAGAGAATCCTAGAGAGATTGTTGGATATGTTGCTGAGGTAGTTGGTGAGAGAACATCTGGCATGACTTTCCCTAGACCGAGGATGTATCACCAGGCATAAATAAACCTGAGCACTAGTATCCATTTGGTTGAGTTAGATGGCTGATCGTTTTCCACTTATCGTCAATGCTGTTTCTCTAAAGATTGAGGAACTTGTATCGGGCGACAGACTAGATTTATCTGGGAATGGAATTGTCCTAAATGGGGACGATGGCACTGGAAAGTATCTACGAAGTGATGGAAATATTCTTCACTGGGATAGTCCTGGTGACGTGTATCTTACTCAGACACAAACTCTCACGAATAAAACTTTAGAGACCTGTGTAATTTCTGGATCACTAAACACCCTAACTAACATTCCAAATAGTGCTCTCGTAAACTCTGGAATCACGGTCAATGGAACTACTATTGCTCTTGGTGGATCTGTAACAACTCCAGATAACAATACTACATATGCCATCTCTGCTCAAGATGGAACATCAGCATCTCAAAAAATTGTTCGCCTTACATCTGGTGGCAATGCTGGTGCTGGTGTCAATGATGATGTAATTATTGCTGTAGGATCTCCATCATCTATTCCTGCTGGATCTAATGCCCTTTCTCTATTTTTAGATAGAGTAGATGATACGATTACTCTCACTGGTCACGTTGTAGATAACAACACAATCACAACTCTTATTGCTCCTGGTGGTGCTGCTACCTCTGGAGCAATTTCATTTACATCAACTGGTGCTGCTACAGTTTCCATGACTGGTAGCACGATCAATATTGATGCTATCGATACAGATACTAAGACAAAAATTCGTGTTGGATCTGGTGGAACTTATGGACCAGCAGACAACACAACTGGAAACTTTACTTTCTTAGACTCTGGTGCTACTACACTAACGCAGGGAGTAAATGGTTCTACTGGAGATCCAGAAATTACTGTAAGTTCTACTGATACAGTAACGAGGGTGAGAGGTGGATCAACTGGAACATATCTTCCAACACTATCATCTGGAACTTCAACCACTGACATTTCTATTGAGGGTGGAACCTCTCTTGGCGGAAATGTTCAAGTAACACAGTCTGGTAATACAATCTTAATTGATAGCACTGATACAAACACTATTACTAAGATTGGTAGTGACAATAACGGTAGTCCTATCGCACCAGTAGCAGGTAACTTTAGATTCAAACAAGCTGGTGATGCCACAGTTACCCAAACTACAAATCAATCAACTGGAGAAGTTGAGATTACAATTTCTTCCATCAACACTGATACTGGTGCTACTTTCAATGCTAGAGGTGGTGTTCAGAAGAATGGTATTTGGTTTCAACTCAAGAACTACAACTCATTCTCTGGTAACACACTACTAAAATGGGATAGTGGAAACGCACAACTAGCAGATAGTATTATCACCGACGATGGATCTGCCGTTACTATTGATGGTGACCTAATTGTATTGGGTAACCAAACCATTCTCAATACTTCAGTTTTACAGGTAGAAGACAACCTAATCGAACTGAGAAAAGGTAACAATATCGTTGGATTCAATGGTGGTCTTCAACTCAACAGAACAACGGATTCTAATGGTAATGTAACATCTTCTACAGCACTTCAGTGGTATGAATCTGGTGCTTACTGGAGAGTATGGGATGGATCTGTCGAGCATAGACTTGTTACTACAGATGAAACTCAAGTTCTAACAAATAAGACTCTTGTATCTCCAATCTTATCTGGTCCCACTCTTGGATCTGCTACTGCTACAAGTATCAATGGATTGGAAATTACTTCTACTGCTTCAGCAACTCTCAATGTAGCAAGTAGCAAATCTCTATCAGTATCTAGAAGTCTAATTCTTACCAGTGATAACAATAACAATCCTGTCAATGTAAACTTTAGACTTGGTGGAGATGTAGCATACAAGTCAGATACTCTTGCTTCATTTGCTTCTACTACAGCAACACAGCTTCGTAGTTTGATTACTGGAGTTACTGGAACTGATAATCTTGTGTTCCAAACAAGTCCAGTTCTTCTTACGAGTATCATTACCACTTCTAGTGGATTCTCTCTTCTCAATAGTGGTGCTCAGTCAATTCAGTTTGGTGGTGCTGCTACTCAAATTGATATTGGTGCTGCTGGAGGAACAACAACATTTGACCAGAGTGTAGTTATCAATGAAGATCTAACAGTTGGTGGAACTTCGGCAGATAATCTTATTTGTAATGCTGTTTTTGATTCTAGAAATGCTGACATTCTAATTCGTGGTGGATCTACTGATCCAATGATTGTTGGTAGAGGAAATGGAGCAGTAAATACTAACACGGCACTTGGAGTTAGTGTTCTTGGTGGCAACTCTGGTGGATCTCAGAATACTGGTGTTGGTTATCAATCTCTACTAACAAATGTTTCTGGATTTGCTAATACTGCTATTGGTTATCAAGCACTCAGAGCTAATAACGGAGAAGGAAATACTGCTGTTGGTCGCTCGTCTCTGCTAGGTAATCTTGCTGGTGATAAGAACGTTGCTATTGGTGCTAATACATTAGAGCAAGCAACTGCTGGTGATGCCAATGTGTGTATTGGATACTATGCTGGTAATGATTGTGGTGGTAGTGGAAACGTTCTAATCGGACCAGCAGATAGCAGCAACCCAATCAATGATGCTACTTACAGACCACCAAACCAATCTGGAAATAGGCAACTTGTTATTGGTTCTGGAACTGAGTATTGGATTCGTGGTGATGCTAACTTTGATGTTACTCTCAACAATAGCACAACGGTAAATCAAAATCTTGTTGTCAAGGGTAACTTGACTGTCAATGGAACAACTACAACTGTAAAATCTAACGTTGTTGAAATTTCTGATAAGGCAATCAACCTTGCTGCTGTTGTCAGTGTTCAGTTTAGTTGTTCTGTTGCTAATGGATCAGCAAATATCACAGCAATTTCTCCAACTCTAGGACTAATTCCTGGAATGGAAGTTATATCTAACACTGTTGGTATCACAATTCCATCTTCAACAACCATTGTATCCATCAGTGGTAACACTGCTGTTCTCTCTAATAATGTAAATGGAACGGGAACAGCGACATTCAGTGCTATTGGTCCTTCAGATACCGCAGCTGATGGTGGTGGTATTATTGTTAATGGAACGACAAATAAGAATTTCCTTTGGGAGAATGATACTGATGCTTGGACTTCTTCTGAGCACATGGATCTTGCTAGTGGTAAGCAATACAGGAT